AGCGTATGCCATGTTTCAAGGAAAAGAAGATAAAAGCCGCCCGACTTATGAAATTTGTTGTTCAATGTGTCCTGCTATGATGAGATATACAGATAAGCAGGAATTAGTAGCCGCATGGAACCGCCGCTACACTGACGGGAGGTAACACGATGGATAGTAATTACATAACGCCAAAAGAAGCCGCCGAAATCCTAAACACTGATTACCGCGCCGTGCTGGGCCTCCTGAGTNGNGGGGGGGGAGGTATGGGTAACGTGAAAGCTGTTAAAGAGCGCGGGCGCTGGCGGATAGATGCAATTTCCTTTGAGCGGTTCTACCGGGCAAACCATAGGAAGATAAAGAAAATCAGGAAAGAATATATTTCCCTCTATCGGCAGGGCCTAACCGTTAAGCGGCTGAAAGAGAAAACCCGTGAAGATTTTCTTACCCGTGGCATTATATACGGGGATATGGGCGGGTTTGCAGAATGGACGATATATAATTATATCATGGAACAAAGAAAGGGGGCGCGGGCTAGAAGATGAAAACTATCGGGATGCCGGACGATGTAGCGCGGGGGCTTTACCGAATATTGGGGATAGCGCTTGACAAATCACTAGATATGGATTATAATTTAGGCAATTTAAAATTACACAATGATTTGTGGGTAAGATGCGACATATGCGGGCAAAAGCATTTCCCCGTAGCGGGCAACACGATTATCAAAAACCTAACGCTAAAATGCCGCCGGTGCGGTAATCTCTTTCAAGTGAATATATGCGCCTGAGCCTTTGAGCCTGAGCCGATAACAGCAACGTCATGTTGCCGTTACCGGCTTTTTCTTTTGGGATGATTTATGAAAGCATGGGCGAAACAGTTTTATAACTCCAGAGCGTGGCGGGATTGCCGGGAAGGGTTTCTTTCATCAAAGCTATTTTTGTGTAATAGATGCCTGGAACCGGCCACAATAGCACACCATATCACGCATTTATCACCTGAAAATATAGGTAATCCGGCCATATCTCTATCATGGGATAACCTAGAGGCATTGTGCCAAGATTGCCACAACAAAGAGCATATAAAAAAGCCTATGGTAATGCGGTATAGATTTGATAGCGCGGGGAACATACTCCCCCCATAACCGGAGCGCGGCCCGGCCTTAAAACACCGAGTGTGCAGGTGAATTTTACCCCGCGCGTACGTATAGGGGGGTGGTATGGGGAAAGGGGGCGCGGCATATGCCGACAAGTAAGGATATGAGCAAAGAAGCCCGGATTAAGCGGGAATACAACAGATTACGCCTAACTTTACGCGACCTTGACAGCAATATGAAAAAAACCCTTGAAAGCCTTTTGCGGAACGCCGCGTTTATGGCCGTGACGCTGGAGGATTTGCAGGACGAAATAAACCGGGAAGGATGCACGGTAGAGTACGACAACGGCGGCGGGCAATCGGGAATTAAACAATCGGACGCGGTTAAAATCCATATTTCTATGACCAAAAACCATAACAATACCATGAGGATTATTAAAGACCTTACCCCGCCGGAGCGCAAGAAAAAAAGCGCCTTGCAGAATTTGAGGGGCGAATGACAACGCGGGAGCCTAATTACATTTATGAGTATTGCGCCGGGATTAAAAGCGGCGATATTATAGCGGGTAATTACATAAAGGCCATTTATGAAATTATCTGCAATGGTTTAAAGAGCGGCGAATATATCTTTAATCCGAAAAAGGCAAGCAAGGCCGTTAAATTCATTGAACTATTTTGCCACCACTCAGAGGGCCGGGACGATTTACTAAAGCTGGAATTATGGCAGAAGGCCGCTATATCCGCCATATTCGGTATCGTGGATGAAAATAATATTCGCGTTTGGCGCGAAGTGGTTATTATCGTGGGGCGAAAGAATGGCAAAAGCCTATTAGCATCCGCCATTATCGCATACATGGCATATATGGACGGTGAACCCGGCGCAAACATTTACTGCCTTGCCCCTAAGCTTGAACAGGCGAATATCGTTTACAATGCCTTTTTTCAGATGATACAAAAAGCTGATGAACTGGCAGACCTTTCAAAAAAGCGGCGTAGTGATATTTACATTTCCGAAAGCAACACCACCATAAAACCGCTTGCCTTCAATGCCAAAAAATCCGATGGCTTTAACCCTCACTTAGTAGTCAATGACGAGATAGCAAGCTGGCGGGGTGAAGGGGGCCTTAAACAATACGAGGTTATGAAATCGGCGCTAGGGGCGCGGCGGCAACCGCTCATATTATCAATCAGTACCGCCGGATATGAGAACGCCGGTATATACGATGAACTATACAAGCGGGCTACATCTTTCCTAAAAGGCAGTAGTAAAGAAAAGCGGCTTTTGCCACTTCTTTACATGATTGACGATATAGACAGATGGCGCGAAATTAAAGAATTACGCAAGGCTAACCCAAACATGGGGGTATCGGTAACAGAGCAGTTTTTCCGCGATGAAAGCGTTATAGCTGAGGGCAGTATAAGCAAAAAAAAGGAATTCCTAACAAAATACTGCAATGAAAAACAGACCTCTAGCGCGGCATGGATTGAGTGGCGCGACATAGAGAGGGCCGGAGTAGATGCCAGAATAGAGGATTTCGCCGATACTTACGCCGTGGGCGGGATTGACCTTTCACAAACGACAGATTTAACGGCGGCATCCGTTCTAATTGAGCGCGGCGGCGTGATTCACTCGTTTACACAATTCTTTATGCCAGCAAACCGGCTTGAAACAGCCGAGGCAATAGACGGTATGACCTATGATATTTTTGTCAAAATGGGCCTTCTTACGCTTTCCGGCGATAACCACGTTGATTACAAAGACGTTTACCAGTGGTTTGTAGATTTGCGGGAAAAATATTCTATTTATATCCTTAAAATCGGATATGACAGGTACAGCGCACAATATTTGATTGACGATTTGAACGAATACGGATTTCATACAGACGATGTACACCAAGGGGAAAACCTTTGTAGCGTCATAAGAGAATTTGAAGGCATCCTTAAAGACGGTAACTTTAAGATTGCAAGCAACGGCCTGTTAATGTCGCATTTTATGAACGTGGCCTTAAAGCACAACGCGGAAACAAGGAAATTCCGGCCCGTGAAGCTGGAACAGCGGGCAAGGATAGACGGTTTTGTATCAGTTATAGACGCTATGACGGTGCGGTCTAAATATTTCGCCGAGATAGGCGGACTGCTTAAAAATGAGGGGTGAGAACGTGGGCGTATTTGAAAAGATTTTCGGGAACAAACAACAAAACATACAATCCGATGGCTTTTTTAAGATGCTTAACGGGTATTCCCCCGTATTCTCAAACGCGCCCGAAAGCGTTTACGAAATGGCACTTATCCGCGCCGCTATCCATACCTTTGCCACCTTTGTAAGCAAGCTAAAACCGGAAATGGAAGGAACCGCGAAACGCCACCTTGAAAAGCCGCTTCAATACAAGCCTAACCCCTTTATGGATACATCGAAGTACCTTTACCGGCTTGCCACAATCCTAATGATTAACAATACCGCGTTTATCGTCCCGGTGGAAAACGATACCGGCGGCGTTATCGGATATTTTCCCATATTGCCACAAAACACTGAGGTTATAGACGTTCGCGGCAATCCTTACATGAAGTACCGTTTTGCGAACGGCCAAACCGCCGCTATTGAATTTGAGCGCGTGGGTATCCTTACAAAGTTTCAGTATTCAAGTGATTTATTCGGGGAGAACAACGCCGCGTTAAGGCCCACGATGCAGTTAATATCTACACATAATCAGGGCGTTATCAGCGCCATAAAAAACGGGGCGAACATTCGCTTTCTGGCAAGAATCGCTAACGACTTTATGCCGAAACAAATTGATGAACTGCGAAAAAACTTTTCAGAAACAAACCTTTCCAGCGAAAACCAAACCGGCCTTTTAATCTATGACAGCAAAATAAAGGATATACAGCCGGTGGACAGCAAGCCGATTACGATAAACGCGCCGCAAATGGCGCAAATAAATGAAAGCGTATTTAACTACTACCGCACAAACGCCAAAATGATACAAAATACCTACACTGAGGACGATTTCAACGCCTTTTACGAGGGAGAAATAGAACCTTTCGCCCTCCAGCTTTCCCTTGTGCATACGAATATGACCTTTACAGAACGGGAGCGGGCGCACGGTAACGCGATAACCTTCACGGCTAACCGGCTTCAATTCGCCAGCAACCGCACAAAGTTAAGTATATCTACTCAGCTTTTCGACCGGGGCCTACTGACCCGTAACAATGTAATGGATATTTGGAATATGCCACACGTTGAGGGTGGGGATACATATTATTTACGCAAAGAATACGGGGCCGTGGGCCTATCAGATGATGAAGGGGGCGCAAACGATGCCGATAGTAACGGGCCGGGAATACAGGGCGATGCCGCTATTGATGCCGATGGAGGCGGGGGCTAAACGCCTGAATAGTGACTTCTATGTGGAAGGTTACGCCACGACCTTTAATGACCCTTATTGCCTTTATGAGTATGACGGGAATAAATACTTTGAGGTAATCGACCGGGGGGCGCTGGAGGGCGCGGACGTTTCAGACGTTATCATGCAGTATAACCACAGCGGTAAAGTATTTGCCCGGCAGACTAACAACACGCTGGGGATACTGGAAAATGAAAAGGGCCTTTTTATCTTTGCGGATTTATCCAAAAGCAACGCCGCGCGGGATATGTACGATGAAATCAAAAGCGGCCTCATTACCCGTATGTCGTGGGCCTTTACGATTGCATCCGATAAATACGACCGCGACAGCAGAACCCGCACAATATTGAGGATTAAAAAAGTATATGACGTTTCGGCGGTTTCTTATCCGGCAAACCCCGAAACCGAAATAACCGCGCGTGACTACTTTAACGGATTGATTGAGGTAGAAAAGCAGGAGCGGCTTTTGCGCGGGCGCGACCTTGAACACCTAAAACTAAAAATTAAATTGGGGGTTATCTAAATGACTTTAGCGGAAATTATCGCAAGAATGACAAAGCCAGAAATTACCGCCCGGCTTGCCGAAATCAAAGGCCAACTTGAAAAGCGGGACGCGGCGGAACTTGACGCGGAGGCGCTGGCCGCGCTTAACGAGGAAAGCGACCTTCTTTTAGAGCGGCTGGGTCTGTTAGACCAACAGGAACAACGGGCCGCGAGGCTCCAGCGCATTAACGCCGGATTGGAGAGCGGCACAACGCTACATACCTTCCCCGCCGCAAACGCGCCGGAATCCGCCGCCAGCAGACAGGCGGCAGATGCAGACCCCGCCGCCGCGCCGGAATACCGTACCGCGTGGCTCAAATACATTCGCGGCGTGGAACTGACGGACGCGGAAAAGCGAGCCTTCTCCAATGTGCCGGGAGCCGGTGCTGAGGTTATCCCCACGCAAACGGCCAATGAGATTATAAGCCGGATTAAAACCATCGCGCCGATTTTGGGCGAAGTAACCCTTCTCCATGTGCGGGGAGCGGTTAAATTCGCCGTGGAAGGTGAACGGAGCCTTGCGGAAATCCACGCGGAAAACGCGAACATCACGTCCGCCGCCGCGCCTCTTACCACGGTTTCCCTGTCTGGCTTTGAAATCGTGAAGCTTGTACAGATTTCTGGCACGGTAATGAATATGTCTATCCCGGCTTTTGAACAGTGGATAGTAACAATGCTTTCGGAATCGCTGGCATGGAGCATTGAAAATCTGCTTATCAACGGCACGGGCGCAAACCAGCCGAAAGGCGTTGACAAGGCCAATACATGGGGCGTGAACAACAGCGTTACCGTAGGTGCGGCGGCAAGCCTCACGGCGGCAAACGTGCAGACCCTTATCGGCCTGTTAAATTCCGGTTACGACAGGAACGCCAAGTTTGCTATGAGCAAGCGTACACTGTTTACGGACTTTATGCCATTGCAGGATAATAGCAAAAACCATATCGTAACCGTGCAAAACAACAATTATTTTGTTTACGGCTACCCCGTCCTGCTTTCGGATTATGTGGCCGTGCATACCGCCTATTTAGGCGATATGAAAAAGATTGTTGCGAACTTGTCCGAAAGCGTTAATGTAAAAAGCGCCTATGACATTAACACGAACAGCTATAAATATAGCGGCGTAGCGCAATTCGACAGTACACCGGCAATCGGTGACGCTTTCGTGAAGCTTGCAAAGGGCGGCGCTTAGTTGTGCATAACGTACAATTAAACAGCTCGAATATTTAGCAACAACTAACAGTAAAGGGGTGGTTTCGGGTGCTGGAACGGGTAAAGCTGGCCTTGCGGCTTAAAACAAACGCTTTTGACGCTGAAATACAGGACATTATAGCGGCTGGCGTGGATGATTTAGGCATCGCTGGGGTGGATGCGCCGGGCGCTATTCCCGCGCCGGATTCGGAAACCTCGGCGAAACCGGCGGCGGATGCCCCGGACGCGGCCATAGCCGCGCAAGCGCCTGAAATCCGGCCCCTTATTATCCGGGCTTTAATCCTTTACGCGAAGGCGGAATTCGGCAATAACCCGGACGCTCAAAAATACCGCGATGCTTACATGGATTTAAAAACTTATTTAAGCATCGCCATGATGGGCGGTGAAGGCGTATAGACACCGAAATTATTCTTTATGACGAAACCGGCGGCGCGGCAGTTTTCGCCACTATGCAAAGCATTACCGGGAATGAGAGTGCCAACGCCAGAACCACCGGAATTAAGCCCGCTTGCGTCTTTGTTATGTGGGCTGAGGAATACGCCGGGCAAAGGGATGTAACGCACAACGGGCGCAAAATGACCGTGTACCGCACGTTTGAGAGGCCGGACGGGAAAATAGAACTTTACGCGGAAAAAAGGGCGGGTAAATTCAATGGCTGACAAAAAAGTAAATGCGGATAATTTCGTTGATACAATCCAGAAAGACCTTACAATATTTTCCGAAACAGTACAGGAAAATATCAAGAAAATTGTAGAAACGGTATCCAAAGAAGCCGCCGCCGAGTTAAGGGCCGACAGCCCGCGCCGTTCCGGGAAATATGCAAGGGGATGGACTGCCAAAATAGAAAGCACGAATTCGCGCGATAGAGTTGGAACTATTCACAACAGAAATATGTATTACCTTGCACATTTAATTGAGAATGGACACGCAAAGCGCGGCGGCGGGCGAACATCCCCACAAGCACATATAAAACAAGTGGAGCAAAGGGCTATAAAAAAGCTGGAGGATGGAATAGAGGAGGCGGCGGGCCGTGCGACTTGATACAATCCTTGATAGGCTGGACGCTTTCGGCCTTCCTTATGCCTTCCTTGAATTCAAGGACAGCGAACTAAACCCGGCCCCCGGCCCGCCATTTATTGTTTATCTCACGACCATAGCGCCACGCGGCCCAGATGAAGGACCGGCGCTGATAGAACAAGTGGACGTAGCCATAGAACTATACACGGATGAACCGGCCCCGGCGCTGGAAAATCGGCTTGAAGCTGAAATTCTGGAAGGGGTGGACTATCGAAGGTTTCAAGCTGTGATTGACAGTGAAAACATGGTTCAAACGGCATACGAATTCACAATTACACAGAAAAGGAGATTAACGCCATGAGCAGAAACAAAGATAGCATTACTTTGGGAAGTGGCCGTTTGTATACGATGGAATTCACCGGCGAAATGCCGCCTATTGAGGCCATACGGACGGATGCAAACCGTATAGGCTACATACAGGGCGGCGCGTCCATCGAATACGCGGCAGAATGGTACACGGCTAAGGATGATTTAGGATTCGCGCAAAAAACCATCCTTACCGATGAAACCGTTAAACTTAAAAGCGGCATCATGACCTTTAACGCCCACGCGCTCCAAAAGCTGGCATCTACCGCCCGGATTGAGGAAAAAGAGGGCATGAGGATTCTTAAAATCGGCGGCGTGGGTAATCAGGATGGTAAAAAATATGTCATTTTGTTTTATCACGAAGATAAGGACGAGGGCGATATCTGCGTCTTTATCGTGGGTAAAAATCAGGCCGGTTTTACCCTTGCCTTTGCAAAGGACAAAGAAACCGTTATTGATGCGGAATTCAGCGCCTTACCGATGGATGATGAAGGAACCCTTATTATCTACATCGAATATCCGCCCGCCGGGGCGGCTCCTAAATTCGCCCTTACCATTGAGGCCGGAACGGGCGGCAGTATTACCACGGGTGCGGGCGGACAGTATGTAGCGGGCGCGACTATCAGCATCGCCGCCGCCGCCGATGCTACATACACGTTTGACGGATGGGCCTCCAGTAACGGCGGAACCTTTGCGGACGATATCGCCATTACCACAACCTTTACCATGCCGGGGAATAATACGACAATTACCGCCAGCTTTACAAATTAGGCGGGCTGAGGGCGGCGGCTTACCCTCCAAGCCGCCGCCACTTCAATAAAAAAGGAGATAGGGAAAATGGGTAAAAGCGTAGAGTTTAATATTAACAAATTTGAACGGGCAATTTTTTCCTTCACCGGCAAGGATGAAAAGTTACTTCTTGTGAAGATGCCGGAAAAAAAGGTTTTTGACCGCATGAAGGATATGCAAGATTTGCCAGATAATACCGGCTATGACGAATTAAACGAAATCTTTGATAGCCTCTTGTCGGATATTCTTTCCAACAACAAGCAAGGGAAAGCAATAACGCCGGAATCCGTGCGCGATATGTACGATTTTGAGGAAAAAATGGAAATTTTCAATCGATATATGGACTTCGTAAAAGGGGCTACAAGTGACCCAAACTAATCATGCCTTATTATCCCGGAAAGGATGATAAGGCCGTTCCATATAATCTCAACACACGCGGCGAAAAGTTGATTATTGACTATACAGGGCTTTCCATTATTGAGATTTACGACCTTGACCTTGATATATACCTTTTTCTGATGCGGGAGGCGTACATATACAGCCTTTCCCAAAATGAGGAAGGGCGCAAGTATCTGGAGGATTGTTACAGGATACAGCANACGAANCCAGACCGGGGAACATTGCGCGAAAAAATGACGAAAGGGGGTTAAGCTTATGGCCGTAGGAAAAAATATCAAGGGAATAACATTTGAAATAGGCGGTGACCCCTCCAATTTAGGCAAAGCGCTTGATGGGGTTACAAAGAATTTACAAAACACTCAAAAAGAATTAAAGGAAGTTGATAAACTACTAAAGCTTGACCCCAAAAACACGGAATTACTGGCCCAAAAGCAAAAATTACTTGCCGATGCGGTAAGCGAAACAAAAACAAAGCTAGATACCCTTAAAGAAGCGGAAAAACAGGTTCAGGAGCAAGTACAACGTGGAGAAGCATCCCAAAAGCAGTATGACGCGCTAAAGCGGGAAATTATAGCCACGGAAAAATCATTAGAAGAACTTGAAAAACAGGCTAAGGATAGCAATATAACATTAGAAAAAATTGCCGATGTAGCGGATAACATCGGTAAAAAATCTGAGGAATTAGGAAAAAAACTACTTCCAGTAACCGGCGCTATTGTAGGAGTAGGCGCGGCGGCGTTTGTCTCTTTCAATGAAGTAGATGAAGGATATGACACCATTATCACAAAAACCGGTGCAACCGGGGACGCGCTGGAGGACTTGCAATCCAGCATGGATAATGTTTTTACTGGGTTGCCGATAGATGCGGAAACCGCCGGTATAGCGATTGGAGAAGTTAATACCCGTTTCGGGGAAACCGGCGAAACTCTTGAAAATCTATCGAAGGATTTTATAAGATTCTCTGAAATCAACAGCGTAGACCTTAACAATTCCATCGGCGTAGTTGATAAAATGATGGAGCAATTCGGCGTTACTAGCGATAATACCGCCGGAGTGCTGGGCCTTCTTACATCAAAAGGGCAAGAAACAGGGGTTAGCCTTGATACCCTTATGACAACCGTGCAAAAAAATGGCGCTACCCTAAAGGATATGGGGTTAGGGCTTGAAGAAAGTATAGTATTACTGGCTGAAATGGAGAAGAACGGCGTAAACTCTGAAACCGCCATAGCGGGATTAAGAAAGGCCGTTATCAATTATACAAAAGATGGGAAAAGTGCGGAGGAAGGTTTGCGCCTCACCATCGACAGTATTAAAAACGCTAAGAACGAAACCGAAGCCCTCACGATTGCATCGGAGGTATTTGGAAGTAAAGGCGCGTCTGAAATGGCGCGGGCAATCAAAGAAGGGCGGCTTTCTATTGATGATTTAAGCGTTTCTTTGCAGGATTATGGAAACGTAGTAGAAGATACCTTTAACGCCACGCTTGACCCTCCAGACCAAGCGAAAATAGCCTTAAATAATTTGAAGCTGGCCGGGGCCGATTTAGCAAACACTATGTTTACCATGCTACAACCGGCTTTGGATTCGATTTCACAAAAGGCGCGGGAGTTTTCAGAATGGTTTCGCGGCTTGAACGACAGCCAAAAACAAACCATTGTGACAGTAGCGGGGCTTGTGGCCGCATTAGGCCCGGCGTTAATTATATTCGGGAAAATGTCGCAAGGTGTATCTTCCATAATCAAAGGGTATAAAGATTTTTCATCGGTTATTGGAGCGGTAAAAACCGCGCTTGCAGGACAAACCGCCGCAACTCTTGCGCACAACATAGCGCAAACCGCGCAAGCGGCTGTAACGAAAGTGGTATCTGTTGCGCAAGGTGCGCTTAACGCGGTTATGGCGTTAAATCCGATTGCGCTTATCGTTATTGCCGTAGCCGCGCTTGTGGCCGCATTTATATTACTGTACAACAAATGTGAGTGGTTCCGCGATGGAGTAAACGCGATTTGGGGAGCCATAAAAACGGCTTTTTTTACCGCTTTTGATGCAGTAAAGGTATTTTTCACGGAAACGATACCGGGCGCGTTTAAGGCTATTGTAGACTTCATAAGTAACAACTGGCAAGCCCTGTTATTATTACTCGTAAATCCGTTTGCTGGGGCGTTTAAGCTAATTTATGATAATTGCGAAGGTTTCCGTAATGCGGTAAATAACATTATACAAAATATCAAAGACTTTTTTCAAAGCTTATGGGATAAAATCGTTGAAATCTTTACCGGAGTGGGCCAGTGGTTTTTTGATAGATTCACTGAGGCGTACAACAACGTAACAAAGGCATTTCAAGCTATCGGCCAGTGGTTTGCGGCCAGATGGCAGGATATACAAAATGCCCTTTCTCAGGTTGCTAACTGGTTTAATACCACGTTCCAGAACGCCTACAACAACGTAACAAAGGCATTTCAAGCTATCGGCCAGTGGTTTGCGGCCAGATGGCAGGATATACAAAACGCGCTCTCCAGCGTGGCTACATGGTTTCAAACCATGTTCCAAAATGCCTATACCAACGTGCAACGGGCTTTTGAGGCTATCGGCCAGTGGTTCAAGGCGCGGTATGACGATATTACAAACGTCTTTAAGCCTATCTCGGATTTCTTCAAGGGCGTGTTTAATGATGCCGTAACCTTGATTAAGGATGTTTTCGGGCCTATTGTGGATTGGTTTTCCGGCATCGCAGACAAGATAAAGGGATTCTTCCGGGGGATTGCTGATGCCATTTTTGAGGCCGTGGACGATGCCAACGATGCCGCCAGTAGCGACGGAGGTTCACGCGGCAGGAGCGGCGGGGATTATGATTATTACGCTAAAGGCGGCATACTGGCTAACGGTATGGGTATAGTGGCTGAGGCCGGGCCGGAACTTATCGAAATGGTAAACGGTAGGGCAATTATTACGCCGTTGACCGATTCGGCCACAAATACGCCGGTAACGGAAGGCGCGGGCGGTTCCGGTATCCTATGGAATCAAAATAACCATTTCCACAGCCCGAAAGCCTTAACACCTTACGAAACGGCAAGGCTTAACCGCCAGCAATCACGGCGAACGGTATTAGCATTGAAGGGGGCTTAATATGTCACGGGTGATAACTTGTAGAAATGAAGATAATGTTCAAGGCGTTTTCAGCTATGATTTTGACCCGTTTTTTATTGAGTACATAGAGGGTATAACCAGCGTGTTTAATAACGTGGTAGTATCCGAAAACACCATGATAGACGGGGCCACATATCAAGGCAGTACAACGCGCCAGCGCTTTATCTCTATGGGCCTTCAATACCATGTACGCAACCGGCAGGAGGCACAGGAGCGGCGGGATTCCCTTTACCGCCTCTTTAAGCCGAAAGCTACCGGAACCTTTACCCATACTGAGGAAGGTGAAACCCGCTCCATTGATTACAAGGTTGAAAGCATCGACATACCCGAAAATAAAAAAATCCTGAAAACCGCCGCTATTGAATTGTCATGCCCTGACCCGTTTTTTAAGGCCATGTTTGACGTTAACGTAGATATGGCCCGGTGGGAGCCTCTTTTCGAGTTTGTCCACGAATTTACAGAGGATGGGGAGGAATTCGGAACCCGGATAGATGAAATCATTAAGGAAATACAAAACGATACCGCCGCCGCCAAAATAGGTATAACAATAGTATTTCAGGCCGTGGGCGCTGTAATGAATCCATCAATGTACCATGTAGAGAGCGGCGATTATATACAAGTTGGAACAACTAAAAACCCGTTTTATATGAACGTGGGCGATATTGTAACCATTACCACTATGACGAACAATAAAAACGTCACGTTCACACATGAGGGTGAAACCACGATAATAAACCAGTATCTTGACGAACAAAGCGAATTTATACAGCTTTCCTATGGTATGAACACGCTTAAATATGATGCTGATAGCGGGATAGATTACCTTAACGTAAAGGTATCTTACCGCCAGCTTTATCTAGGGGTGTAAGACATTATAGACAAACGATGGATCCAATCATTTAGATATTATGCACAAACGATAGATCTAATGCTTTAGGCATTATAACAAAAGGCGTGATTGATAATGGAAATAAGGGTTTATGATAGGACGCTTAACCTTTTAGGCGTGGTAGAAAACCATACCGCGCTTATTTGGACGCGCAAATATTACGAACCCGGAAATTTTGAACTACACGCGCCTATCACGCGGGATAATCTGACTTTATTACAACCGGGGAACATCATAACCCGCCGGGATAAATCGCTTAATCTGGCGGTGACTGAGGCCGGAATAATTGAAGGCGTGGAGAACGAGGACAGCGATATAAAAAATGAGGCAACGCGAACGGGCCGTTTTTTGTCCTCTTACTTTGACCGGCGGCTTATTACCAATACCGTTAATTTTAACGGCCTGTCAGAAAGAGCCATGCACCAGCTTGTAAACGGCGTGATACCTATACCGCTTTTGAAAATGGGCGGTATTCAGGGTTTCACGGAAACGGTAGAATTTCAAGTTACAATGCGGAATTTAGGCACATATTTAACGAAGCTATCACAGGCAAGCGGGCTAGGCTGGAGGTTACGGCCTGACTTCACGGAAAAGGCTATCTACTTTGAAGTTTACAAGGGCGTGGAGCGGACTATATCGCAAGGTATCAATTCCCGCGTTATATTCTCTGAGAGTTACGAAAACCTTAATAATGCTATTTATCGTTATAACGAACAGCTATATAAAACACAGGCCATAGTAGGCGGCGAGGGTGAAGGCCCGGCCCGCGTATATGTTACAGTGGGCGGCGGTGCTGGGCTTGACTTGCGGCAAATATTTGTTGACGCGCGGGATATTCAAAGCGAAGGGCTAACGGCGGCGGCATACCGCGCCGCCCTTGCACAACGGGGATATGAAAATCTTAACGAGTGCATCGCGGCGGAAAGTTTGGAATGTGAAACGCAGGCGGATGTAAATTTCAAGTATAAAACCCATTACGATTTAGGCGATATTGTAACCGCGCGTCAGGAGGCATGGGGAATTTTTATAAATCAGCGTATTACCGAAATCCAAGAGGTTTACCAATTCGGCGGAATGTTTGTAGCGCCAACACTGGGAAACCCTATGCCGGATAAAATAGATTGGAGTGATTAAGGATGCCCGCAAATAGTGAAGTGTTTTTTTACAATTCGCGTTATGGAGATAGGCGTTATGATGCCGACAGCATGACGGAATGGTTAAAACCGTTCTTTACTACCGGCGTATTTAGCGGCGGTTTGCAAGTGACCGCCAACGGGAACATGACCGTTACCATCCAGCCGGGCCATGTGAACATAGGTGGGAAGGTGCGGCCATTTAGAGAGCCGACAACGCTTGACCTTGAAGTAGCAAGCGGGACGCTTAACCGCTATTCAAGCGTATTTGTCCGCCGGGATGATGTGGCCCGCGATATTTACCTTATCGTCAAAACCGGGGGCCTTGCGGCGGTTCCGATACCGCCGGGAGTGGAGCGGGAAAACGGCATCTATGATTTGAAGCTTGCCGATATTTACGTTGCCGCCGGGACTATCAGCATCACACAGGCGAACATCACCGACACGCGTATGAATAAAACTGCATGCGGCTGGGTTACTGCAACCGTTACGGAAATGGATTTTACACAAATCCAGATGCAGTTTAACGCCTTCTTTGCTGAGTATAAACCCCGGATAGAGGCAGATTACAACGCCTATGTGCAGGATATTATAGTATTTCATAATCACTTTCAAAATGATGTAACCGTGCAATATGATGATTTTTTAAGTTTTGTAAATCTCTACAAACAGTACGTTATATCACAGTACAACGCTTTTATCGCCTTCCTTAACGACCATAGAGCGGATAGCACGGATGCCTATAACGATTTGCTTTCATGGTTTAACGGTTTCAAGGTAAATAGTGAAGCTGAGTTTCGAGCATGGTTTGACCTGATAAAAGGCATTTTAGGGGAGGATGAAGCCGGAAACCTTCTTTTGATGATTCAGGCGATACAGGCACGACTACCGGCGGTGATTATCGGGACGATTGAACACGGGCTTGATACTTACCCGCTTTGCACACTTTATCGCGTCCCGTATGCTTACGGTATCGGCGGATACGGGGCCGGAGTGTACGGCGGCGGGGATTTGGAAACCATACCGGCGGAATATTCGCTTGATGGCATCCGGGCCGCTACCACAAAGACTATCGCGGCCTATGACGGATTTACCAACATACAGGAAATAGGCCCGGATATTTACAGCTTTTACAGCGCAAACCCGGATAAAACAGATAGTTTAATTTTAATGCTTAGATAGGGGGATATTTACAATGCTTAACATACCAGCAAAAGGAACGCAAAACTATGAAGGCCCGCTTAACGAAAACTTCAAGACGCTGGAGGATAAGCTACAATACAAGGCGCTTTGTACCTATGACAGCGCCGGTAATGTGTTTACCCTAACACTGGAGAACATACCCGCCGCCGTAAAAGACCAGCTACCGCTAGGATTGCCGGATAAATTCACGGTGGTAACGCAATTCCCCGTTGATTATGAGGAAAACGCCATAATCAGGATAGGCGAAACGGATTTTACCACAAAATACGCGGCGTTTGAGGCCGGGGACACCATCGCGGTAAGCTTCAATTTGCCGGAAAAGGTTTGTTTTTTCAGCGCGGGAGCCGTAGAGCCGCCGCCCGTGCCAGCCGCCGTTGAGTACCCCGCCGCTTTCATCCGGGAGCCGCGTTATATCAAGGCCACCGGCAATACGGGATTGACGATTACCCCACCTTGTGTCTTTACCTTGCCAAGCGGGACGGTATGCAAGATAAACCAGCCTGTTACCCTAAGCACGGCAAGCCTTGACACCGGGAGCGCCTTTACATATGGCAATGATTATTATGTTTATATCCATGATGCCGGGGCGCTTGTACCTGATATAAAATTCGTTATTTCACTGAACCCCAACGCGCCGGGCGGGGCCAGCGTCCTAAATTCCCGCAAAATAGGCGGTTTCCATTACGGCGAAGTGCGTAACGTAAACGCTAACGGCGAAGAAATCAACAGTAGCGGGGCGGTACGCGGTTCCGGCTGGGAAGGTAACACAAAAACCGCCATTGTACCTAATTCCGTATGGACGGAACAGCACCGGCCCATATGTACGCCAGAAGGTATGGTTTTTGTAACGTCCGGGTTTTGGAGTGATATATACCTTGCCAGCATGGACGCGAACGGCAAGCCGGTAAGCGTGTATAACCAGCTACCCACAACCGGAACAGAGGGTTTCAACTGGTATACATGGGTAGAAAGGGCTGTAAGAGCCGGGAAGCGCCTCCTCTCTTACGATGAATTTATAGCCCTTGCCGCCGGTTCCCCACAAGGCAACGATGCCAACAATACCAACGCATGGAGCGCCACCACAAACACGGCCCGCAACCGGACGGGGCTTGTCAAAAACGCGGTTTCTAACGTGGGGGTAAGGGATGCCGCCGGTAACGTCTATAAATGGCTTGCCGAACTGATAACGCGATACGATACGGGAACCGGTGTAAGCGCGATAGGCGCGTGGGCGTGGAAGGATGCATTCCCCGGATACGGAAAGGCATACATGAACGCGGATACACAGTTATCTGCCCTGATTGCTGGCGGCTACTGGGTCAATGGCGTTAATGCTGGCCCGCGCGCGGTGACTTGCAACAACTTCCCGTGGGTTGTCAACACTTACATCGGCGCGGTGCTGGGCTGTGACGCTCAGCAATCGGGTAACTGAATATCTGTATAGGGCGGCGAAAGCCGCCCGCGTAGGGAAGGCTAACGATGCAAGATTTAGTATTATCCCAAAAAATCTATGATTTCCTGCTATATATTTACCCGGTGATAGAGCGATACCCAAAGCATGAAAAGTTTGTTTTGCAGACACAAACAAAAAATTGTGTTCTGGATTTGTCCCGGCAAGTCACGAAGGCCAATAGAAGCACCACGGCAAAGAAAAGCTTGCTTTATGAGGCGGACGCGATATTACAGCAATTAAAAACCCTTATCCGGCTTGCCGCCGATTTGAAGTATTTAAGCCTCCACCGGTATGAGGTAATAAGCGGGAAATTAAAAGAAATAGGCAGTTTGCTGGGCGGGTTGATTAAATTCGCACAGGGTAAATAATTCCCGTGGGTGTGTCGTTTATCATTCTGCCCTGATTGCTGGCGGCAACTGGAACAATGGCGTTAATGCTGGCCCGCGCACGGTGAATTGCAACAACTACCCGTGGAATGTCAACACGAACATCGGCGCGGTGCTGGGCTGTGACTTGGATAAATGGGCTGTGACTGTCCGCGTCAAGGCGCGGCGGCAAAGGACTATGTAGTATCTAATAGTCAGAATGGCAGACCCGTCTTAACTGCTTAGTTAGGCAAACATAAAAAGGGATGCTACTGGCTAGTAGCGACAGCGAAAGGCAGGGGTAGTAACGGTGAAAAGGTACGGGAACCTTTACCCTCAGATTTACGATTTTAGCAATCTGGAACTTTCCTATAAAAAGGCCCGCCGGTGCAAGCGCTTTAGGGCTGAGGTTTTAAGGTTCACGGAACGCAAGGAAGAAAACCTTATTGATATACAAAATCATTTGATATGGAAATCATACAGGCCGGGCGAATACCGCAAATTTACGGTAACGGAACCCAAAGAACGTCAGATAATGGCATTGCCTTTCCGTGACAGGGTAATGCAACACGCGGTAAATAACATCATAGAGCCGCTTTTTGATAAATCGTTTATATATCATACATACGCTTGCAGGAAGGATAAAGGGGCGCACAAGGCAAGCGATGCCCTCACCGGCTGGCTATATGAGTACCACGCCGCCGGTAAGCGGGCTTACTGCCTGAAAGCGGACATATCAAAGTATTTCCAAAGCATCCACCACGGGACGCTAAAGTGGATTATCCGAAAGCGCATTAAATGCCCTGATACCCTATGGATACTTGACATGATTATTGATAATAGCGAGTGTGACACCGGGCGCGGTATCCCCGTGGGGAATCTATCTTCACAGCTTTTTGCGAATATCTACTTAAGCGAGTTAGACCGGTTTGTTAAGCACAAATTGCGGATTCATCACTATATGCGCTACATGGATGATTTTATTATCCTTTCGGACGATAAACAGGCGCTACACGGCGTATTATCCGAAATCCACGATTTCCTAGAAGATGAACTTCATTTAAAACTTAACCCGAAAACCGATATTTTCCCCGTTAAAAACGGCGTGGATTTCGTGGGATACCGGCATTATCATTCACATAAAAAGGTTAGGAAATCCAGCATAAAGCGCATGAATAAAAGGGTCAAACAGTTTAAGGAGGGCAAGATGCCGCGCGAACGGTTCATAGCGACGCTTGTTAGCTGGCTGGGCCACATAACCCACGCGGATACATGGCATTTGCGCGAAAAAACATTAAATAAGATAGGGGAGTTTTAACAATGATTAAGTATTATGTACAGACAGACGAAAGCGGCGCTATCATCGCCCATAGTAGTGATATGGCCCTTGCCCCGGATGCGATAGAGGCGGGCGGCTGGAAATCTATACCGGATTGCATCGAAGGCGAGATTATCCGGGACGGTGTACCCCTTTTTAAGCTAAAGAGCGGCAAGCCTGTAACCCGCACGGCGGCGGAAATCAACGCCGGGATGCTGGAAATCGTGGTTAAACCCCTGATAGCCTCCAAAATAGAGGAATCAAAAGCCGCGCTTGCCGCCTTCCTTGCTGCAAACCCGCTTATATCCACGGCCCACGGCGGAAAACCGGCGGCGTACAGCGTCATAAACGAAAAGCAGACCTTACTTACAAGCACTATCCTAATGGCACAGGGTGCGGAACTGGCCGGTATCCCGTTCCCTATCGAATGGAACGCCACCGGGCAACCTTGTGAGCCGTGGACTTTTGAAGAACTGAAACAGCTTGCCTTTGAAATCGCCGGTTATGTAAGGCCCTTTGTATCTCAGCAAAGGAACTTAGAAGTAGCGCTTAAAGAGTGCGTAACGGTAGAGGCGGTAGAGGCCATAGAAATTGACTATACCGTTATTCTGGAAGCCATGAAGGGATGAAAAAAATAAATAGATGGCTTTTGCTATGGTTCCTTTTAGGGGAACAGTATTTTGTAATAGAGGCGGTTTACCGCTTCATATTCAAGAACGGGGAACGCGCACATATAGCAATGCTGGCCGTAGGGGGCCTTTGTTGCGTGGCTGTGGGCGCCGTAAATCAGATACCACGCTTTTACAATGCCCGGATATGGAAACAAGCGGCCATAGGCACGGTGGTAACGCTGATAATTGAATTCATCGCCGGGCTTATCCTTAATATCTGGCTGGGGATGGCTATATGGGATTACACCGGCTTACCGGGGAACATCGCCGGGCAAATCTCCATACCGTTTGCGGCGGCGTGGTTTGCGCTCATGCCGCTTGCTATATGGCTGGAGGATACGGCGCGGTTCAAGCTATGGGGAGAGGGCCGGCCGTACACGCTCAAAAGTATCTACCGGGACTTAGTAACCGGCAAATAAAAAACTGGAGGTTATCAAAATGAATGAATTAGCAATGATGATTAAGGCCGGAATCGCCGCCGCCGGTGGTTATGTCGTTTATTGGCTGGGGGGCCTTGATCAGCTTTTAACCACCCTTATCGCTATGGTGGTACTGGACTACCTTACCGGCCTGTTATCCGCGTGGCACAATAAAGTATTATCAAGCCGCGTAGGATTTCAGGGCATCGCTAAAAAGGTAATGACGCTGGCTATAATTGCGCTGGCTTACACGGTGGAAGGGCTGGCCGGTGTGCCGTTGCGTGAAATTACTATCATGTTCTTTATCGTGAATGAGGCACTTTCTATTCTGGAGAACGCCGCAAAAACGGGCTTACCAATACCCCAAAAGCTACAAGGAGTATTGAAGCAATTAAAGGGAAAGGATGAATAGGCATGACAAGAGTATTTATCGGTGTAGGCCACGGCGGGAAAGACCCCGGCGCAATCGGCAACGGTTTACGGGAAAGTGACGTAAATCTTGTAATGGCCGTGATGATGAAGGTGGAATTGGAGCGGCACGGCGTAATTGTGGGGATTTCCCGGACGGGTGACGAGAATGACCCATTAACGGAAGAAATCGCGGAGGCTATCGCCTTCAAGCCTGATATAGCCGTGGGGTGCCACAACAACGCGGGCGGCGGCAAAGGCTTTGAGGCATACCGGCAGACCGGTACATATTCCGCCGCCTCTATCAAACTGGCCTCCTATATCGAAAAGCACGTTATAGAAATGGGCCAGAATAGCCGGGGAGTAAAAACAAAGGTACAGGCCAACGGAACGGACTACTTCGGATGGTTGCGCCAAAACCCGTTCCCGTCCGTGCTATGTGAGGGCGCTTTTGTGGACAATGCCGCCGATGCCGCCATGATTAACACCACGGCAAAACAACAGGCGTTTGGTGCGGCATACGCTAAAGGGGTATTAGAATACTTTAATATCCCGTGGAGGCCCGTATGGGACGAAAACGAAGCCGCCAGCGTCATATACGGGGTTATGAAACAAGTTATAGCCCTGAGTGACGCGGACAAGGCGAAAGAATACGCCGCCGCGATGAATAAACAGGAGTCGGACGCTTACTGGTTTATCATGGGGAAAGAAAGGTAACGGCCAGCGCCGCCGACACAAGAAGGACATAGAGCCGCCGGGTAGAGAATGCTCGGCGGTTTTGACTGACCTTTACTTGAATATTTACTTGAATATTTCGCCAATAAACACAAATTGACGCAAAGATTCACGCACAAGATCGGAAATTAAGCATAAGAAAAACCGCTTAAACATACTGTTTTAGCGGTTTTCCTGTTGGTCGAGGTGACAGGATTTGAACCTGCGGCTTCTACGTCCCGAACGTAGCGCTCTACCAAGCTGAGCCACACCTCGAAAGCATAAAAAGGATACCA